AATGAGGATACAGTGCCGTCAGCGCCGTTAGTACCACTATGAGTAGTAGATCCTCCATTACCGCCAGAGCCTAGAGGATAACCACCGCCACCTCCGCCACCTCCGACATACGCTGTACCTACGTGAGCAGCACCAGCGCCACCTCCGCCACCTCCGCCACCACCATTGATAGTACCATTGTTGTCGATGGTTACTGGTGTTTCAACGTGGATAGCTATACCACCATTCGTGCCGTTAGTTGGTTGAGCAATTTGGTTATAAGAGTAACCATAACCAGCGTTACCTCCATCACCACCGCGACCTAATATCTTACCATTGTTTTCAATCGTTAACTTTACATAAGTGGTTCCTGTCTTCAACGCATAACCGCTAGTAGTGCTTGCCACCAATACAGCATCAGAAGGAATAACGACCTTGACATTATGATATTTGTCTAAGCTAATTGTATCTAGGTCAACGTCTGTGTGTGTGCCTGAACTGAACGTATATACAGACTCATATTCATAGGTATTCTCCCATGTGCCTGATACTTTAGAGTAGCCTTTCTTGACTTTAGTCCAAGATCCACCTACCTTTACGTGAGGCTTTGCATCTGTCCAAGCCCCTGAGACTTTGACTTTAGTATTCAAACCACACATCTCCATTGTTACCTTCGGATGCAGGGGCATCGTTATCAATATAGATATTCTTACCCGTAGCACCAGAAGCACCATCAATGATTACTGTATCAATACCCATAGCAGGGCTAGCGGCCTGTACAAAGGCTGTAGTAGCTACCTGAGTAGTATCAGTGCCTGCAACCGCCGTAGGAGCCGTAGGAACGCCTGTAAGGGCAGGGGAGGCCAATGGTGCCTTAGCTGTGATACCAGCCGTTATAGCGGCCTGTGTGAACGCTGTAGAGGCTACCTGAGTAGTACTGGTAGCTGCTGCTGCTGTAGGGGTTGTTGGAACACCTGTTAGGGCAGGGCTAGCTGTGTTAGACTTAGAGTTAACTGCGGTTTGAATGTTTGAAAACTCATCATCAATCTCAGTACCACTCACGGTCTTGAGTGGGTTACCTGTTGTTAAGGTATCCTTTTGTGCGAAGTTAGTTGCTTTAGTATAATTAGACATTGTTATAGTACCTTACCTTGTTTGGCATAAATTGATATTTTCTGTAAGCTCATAGGAGCGCCATTAATTTCAGTGGTAAAACCTATTTGTATAATGTTTCCTGCTCCTTGTGTTGATGCTTTTTGTTCATTCACTAATACTGATCCTGAGTACTCACCTATACCATATTCAGCTATACCATATTCAAATACAGTGCCTACGTCTAGTGTGAAAGTGTAGCTATAGTAAACAGGGCTATACTCATAACCCACTTTAAGTGTAAAGGATTGACCTGTAGCTCCTACTGTAGTAGCCGATAGTTTCTTTACAATCTTATTTATGTTTGGCATTTCTAAGTCGAAGTAGTTACTAAAATACTCCATATCATATTTAATGCCATTATCCTGATAACCACAATACTCAGCAATACCATCAACCTGAGCAAAGTACACTTTATCATCAATCGTGAGTAGAGCCTGTGGTGTTAAAGAGGGCCAGACTGTAACCCTGAAAGAACCATCCTGCAAAGGTGTTCTTGTGTCAAAACAAAATGTCTGTGTGGTGCTTGGGAAAGTAATTAAGTAAAAGGCATCTGTAGGTGAGTATACTGACTTAACTAAAGACAAGTCCTCTGTACCAATAGCCTGAATAATGTCATCCCTAATGTTCTTAGAGATATCACGCATAGGCTGAGACTTCTCCTGTACAGTACGATTCAATGAACGTACACCAGTGTTACTTAGGAATAGAATATCCTCACCAGTATTCTGTACGGAGTCTCTAGCAATACAACCTACACCCTCAATAACTTCCACCAGTGTCAAACTAGAAGTAGTCATACCAGCTTGGAAGTTGTCATTGTCACCATAGATGATAATGTTGTTCTTACAGAATATAATTAAATATCCATTATGAGCACCTAGGGTAACAATATCATCCATACCTTGTGTAAGTACACTTGAGATATCTAATGAGCCAGAAGTGCCTGAGTTCCAATCAACACCATCAAGAACATCAGTAAAGTAAACTGTGCTTTTGTTAGCTGTTGTGTCTGCTGCCCATAAACGACCATAAGCAGCTAAGACTGTGTTAGCCGTTGGTGCTGTTCCAGTGTAGCTAGCGTGTTGGTCAATAGACTTAAACTCACCTACTGATGTTTCATCCGTGTAGTACAGAGGCTTAAAGCCACGTTGGAATAAGAAATGACGATCATTAAGGGTAGCAGCTTGCCAGTTACCTTTGTTAATCGTATCGGTTGTTGTAGGGGCTATAGTTGTTAGGTCTAAGACACCTTTAAAGAATGTGTTATCATTCCAAGATAAATCAGTAGTGTTACCTGTAATATCCTTGAAACTTGACAAACCTTTTAAAGCAACACCTACGTTAGCATCAGCTACTGTGTCTTTAGAGGTACTGCGTGTAACCCATCCCTTACGTGCTCCTAAACGACCATACTTATCTATAACACAGTTGTTTGCGTGTAGTGCGAAACCTTCCTGTAGTGTTACACCTGACTCTTGGGTGTTTAAACCGAAGAATGCAGGGGCAGCAATGGAGGCTGCTAGTAGTTGTTTAGCCATCCTTAGGTTGCCTCCCAAATAAGTTCCTCAGGGTGCTTACTCATATCAAGAGCAATAGCATCCGATAAGTAATTAGCAGCTAGAGCCTTGGCTGATACCGCAGATAAACCCCCGTCCTCACCTCGTTCCTCTAGAGCCATAGCATAAGCTAGCGCCTGTATGGGTAGATTAGGTGCTTTGATAGTAGCAGCATCTGAGGTAATATCACCAGAACGCTTGACTATGTTAACGAACAATTGATGAACACCATCAGGTATAGGGTATAAATCTAGTTGGGTATCCCCTGTGGCGTTTAAGCCGTTGAACGTATAATAATTAGGTGATCCTGTGGCTGGAGAGCTATTAAGAAATACATTATCAAACCAATGTGGGGTCTTATAACCCATGAAGTGATTACCTGTATTATCAATAACATTTAATACTGTTGAGTCATTACCAAAACCAGTGAGTACATAGTTAAATACATCTGCTGTTGTGTTAATAGTTAAAGTCTCGCGCAGGGCTGACCAGTTAGACGCACCTTCTACTAAATTAATAGCATCATTAACAAAGACACCTATCAACTTGGAATAACTATTCTCGTCAACTGTACCTACTTCACGCTCTCGTAATCTCACAAGGACGTTGTTTACTATCTCTTTATATGTTTTCATTTGTTTACCTTAGTTTAACTTTTCCAAGTCTTAACAGCTTTCTCTACACTTCGTCCTACCACATAACCACCTAATCCAATCTCAATTAAAGTCCAAAGGTGTTCATAATCAGTAGGTGTCATGTTGGTTGCTTCATACCCTAGAAACCTAGCAACCACTAAACCAACAAATGTTAGCATAGTAATGGGCCTCCAGTTAGAAGCTAACCAATGTTCACTTGCGGCCTCAGAGTTAATAATCTTAGCTTGGCCCTCAAACAACTTCTGGTTGTACTCAATAGCACTATCAACAGCAGAGGCTTGTAACTCTAAAAGTTTAAACTTCTGTTGCATTCTTTCTTCTTCTGAAGTATGTAAATTATCTATAAGCTCAGTAGCTGGCTTGAAGATATCTGTAACCATGCTTAGAACATTAAAACTCATACTTTAACTCCTTAAAAGAAACACTGCACCTGAGACAAGTGCAGCAATTAAGATCCTAATAAACCATTCATTACTACCAGAGGTCTTTGCCATCTTAGTAGTGTTTACAAATAATTCATCCAAAGCATCACTGTGTTTGTTTAATCTTTTATCATGATGATCTAGACGCTGTTGTACCGCTACGTGCTTCTCTTCTATACGGGCAAGAGCTGTAACGACCTCCGACATCTGCTCAATCTTAGAACTTAGCCGATCTAAGCTATGCTCTATTCTGTCAAACCTTTGCTCTGACATTATAGTTCCTTTACATGGGGTGGCTTGACTACTTTGGGAAGTCATTCTTAATAGCCGCCCTAGCCTCTTGACGTTTGATTAGAACTTCTTGTGGTACTGCTACACCTGTCTCAAACTTACGGGTTAAGTACCAATCGGTTTCTTGTAGATACAGCATGGACTCAAAGTTAATTTGTCCTTGAGGATTCTCTTCCTGACCATTGATGTAAGCTGTAAGCTCTTGTGCTTGTTCAGGTGTGAAGTCTAGCCAGTTAT